GATTGTATAATGAAATCTATTTGCTTTTGGTGAATTTCTTTCCCAGCTTTGTGGATCATCTCCACTCTCCTGTATCCAAAATGCATCTACTAACTTTTTATCTAACAATGGTGAATCAAATCTACCCCAATCCATAAAAAGTACAATATCCGTTTTTGGATTTGATTCTATCCATTTTTTAAGTTCAGCATCGTGGTATATTCCGGTTCTGTTATTTCCTATTGATATTATATCAGTTTCCCACCCTCTCTTCTTAAACTCATTTATCAATGCCATTGGTGTAGACCAAATCTCACCCTGTTCATATGCGTATATAAATGTTATCTTCATAAAGTTTCGTAATAACTATTTTGTTTTTCTTGTCTTGCAATTGTTTTTGGATGTCTTATACAATATACCTCATCTGCGGGGAATGATGTGTAGTTTTCAAATCCAACGATTCTTTCATGTACTTTATTAACCCATCCTATTTTTTCGGAATTTTTGTAAATACGAGTTTGAACATCTGGGAAATTAACCCATCCCTTTTCATCAACTCTCCAACCCCATTTTTGAATATGCGATTCCGTTAAACCATCAACCGTGTTTATTCTTGGAACTACAATCATGTCTTTATCCAAATTGTTATCCAAAATATCTTCCAAATTAACGATAAGGTTCGGGTCTAAAAATTCATCGGCATCTAATTGAAATATCCATTCCCCTTTACAATTAGAATTTAAAAAATTTTTCCATTGTGCAAAATCGCCCGCAAATTCGGATTCAATAAGAGTAATCTTATCTGCATTTGCTTGTAATTCTAAATACTCAACCATTTCGCTAGGTGATTTAGGCGTATCTAAAAGTACAACTATTTCCGAATTTTCTCCTTTATAATTTAGTAGTTGTGTAACTAATCTTATAATTTCCTCATGCTCATTACAAGCGGTTATTGCGTAACTTAATTTCATCTATATAACTTTTTAATTTATCGGTTGGTTGCCATCCTAAACGGTCTATGGCATCGTTATTTAATCTCAATGTTTTTCTGTAATTTCCTTTTACATCATCGACATATTTTCTATTTGGGTATTCAAACATATCCGCCACCTCATTTAGAGAATAGTTTTTTCCAGTTCCCAATTCCCAAGCATCTTCATGCTTTTCATCACTCTCCGCTATACGGATTAATCCATCGATTATATCATCAACGTGGGTAAAATCTCTACGTTGCTCTCCATCACCGTGTATAATGATGGGATTTCCGTTTGATATGGCATTTCTCCATATACCAATAACTGCAGACATTTCTGATGATACCAATTCACCCGGTCCATACACATTGTAAAATCTTGCTATTTCTGCATTTAATTCATAGACATTTTTATACATCTTAATCCACTCCTCACCCATATGTTTTGTCATAGCATATGGTGATAACATTGGATTGTGATGCCTAGAGGATGAACCAGCGTATATCAATTTAGATTTGTTTCTCAATGCATAATCTACAACTTTTCTAGTTCCATCTACATTTATTGCAAAAGTAAGATGCGGTGAAACAAATGATGGTTGTATTCTACTTAATGCTGCCAAATGAAATATATACTGATATGATTCATCTTTAATATTTTCCATCGCACGAATATCACCTCCCAAAAAATTTGCTCCAATTACTTTTGGACTTTTTGCTTCCTTCCCAATTGATAAATTATCTATGATATCTACTTCATATCCTTTTTCAATAAGTTTTTTAGATAAAGCATATCCAATAAAACCACAACCACCTGTAACTAATACTTTTTTCATATTTTAACTATTTGTGTAATGCCAACTACCACTCTGTGGATTTACATATGTAGTAGATGTAGTTATTCCCGTTCCACCAATTCCAATCGATACTCCTTTTGGTTCATCGGTTACTTTTTCTAATTCTTCTTTTAATTTATCCCATCCTTCTGGGGTAAGGTTAAAATTGTGGCTTCCTGCCACAAATCCATTTAACCAAATAACAAATTCTTTTGATGTCATAAATTATTGATTTCTCTTTTGTGATTTTGTATCTATGCCTGTTACGTTTTTACTCTTTGGTGTTAATTCGTTTACATCCATTGTGAGTTCTACCACTTTATTTAATCCACTTATTTTATATGTTCTATAAGATTCGTTTGTTATTGTTGGAACTTTACTAACAACTTTTTCATATATGGATTTTGCATTACCTCTCATTTGTAATCTTTCAGTTTCTTCGTTTACAAATTTACCAAAAAACTTTTTTATTACATTTGGATTTACATTTGATACCTTTACACAATGAATTATATCTTTTGCTTTTGACACAAATAAGGTAAATACTATTGGTGCGGTTGTTTCTGTAAACCTTTTTTTATCACCATCTACATATGCATATTCTTTTATTAAATAGAATTTTCCTCTTACCATTTTTTCAGGTACAACTAGGTTTCTATCATCTATAAATTTTCTATATATGGGATTATAATTGCTCATTTTTATTTAAGCATTTTTAATTTAGGTAGTTCCAATTTTTGGAATTTTGGTTGTATTTTTTTATAAACATTGTAATGATTCAAAATACCATCAAATACTTTTGTCATTTTTTCTAAACTAAAGTTTTGTTTATTTTGTTTACCCAATTGGTATGATTCGGTTTTATACTTATCATAATTGTTATAAACATCTTTTATTTTAACCAATGCATTTGAAATATTAACATTAAACCATTGTGCTTCTTTTAGTAAGAATTGATCTGCTGCTGATTCGTGTACATTTTTCAATTCACCATCCAGTAATACTGCGCCACTCTTTAAGAAATCTAAATGACCACTCCAATTAGAAACCAATATTGGTTTGCCCGTCAAACTGAATTCTAGTAAAGGTCTGCCAAATCCTTCACCTTTTGTGAAATTTATCATTGCTTTTACTTTCGGATGTTCATACAATCCATTCATTTGTGACGGACTTAAATCCCCATGTAATAAATATACAGGAACCTTACCATAATCATTACCCAATGTTTGACGTATTTTTCTTACCATTTCCTCTCTACTCATAACCCCAAATCCTGCAGAGCTTGTTTTAAGTATCAATGCTGGCTTTTTCTTTTCGTTTTTAAATGCCATTGTAAATGTTTTAATCATCATACCGACATTTTTTCTATCCTCTCCCAAATCACCTTTTAACCAATGACCAACAAATAAGAATGCAAAATCTTCTTTAATAGAATCCAACTCCGAAATGGTTGCAACCGTATCTGTTCCAAAATCTTTTTCATCAAATCCTTCAAATAGAACTTCAACAGGTTTTTCAACTTTGTGTTGTTTAATTAATTGTTTTGTTTGGTTATCACCCTCATTATACACCGTAGATATCAATATATTTTTTGAGTGTTCCGATGGTACTATAATTAAATCCATTTTATTAGATCCACCAATCCAATCAAATGCACAATGAGTTGTTTCAATACCTGCGGTTATACCGATATTGTAATGTCCTATTGGCTGAAATTCATTTGGTACTGTGACTTGAACATACACATCCGGTTTTTCTTCAATACCCGCGACAATGTTATCAACTATCCATTTGTGAAATTCATTATCATAATTAAGTGCATCCATTGGAGTCTGTCCCCATCTGGTGCTAATTACTTTAATGTTAAACTTATCTAAAGTGTATAGAGAATGTAATAAATCTCTTGCGTGATCACCGTATCCACTTCTTGTGGATACTGGTCCTTGAAATACTAATGTTGGTTTCATATTGTAACTAATTGATATTTTTTACGAGGTTTCCAATTTGCAAATGCACCTTCCATTCCATCTACTAATGTTTTACACATATTTTCTCTACTCAACCCACCCTCACCTATAAAATGGTTTCTTCCTTTCATACCTGCTTTTTTTCTTTCTTCTCTACCCATTTTATACCAATCCATAATCAATGGTGCTACATCTTCAAAATCAACTCTGTCATCAAAGATATATGGTGTAGGAACTGAACCTGTGGTTGAACGAACTGGCCAAATTGGTTTAACCCAATCTCCCCAAACTACCGTATTCTTTTTATTCTTATCATGTAGAGAACCAATCTCTACATAATCTTCAGCGGTTAGTAATTTGCCTGTACCCTTATCTCTGAATCCACATTGGTCTTGCAGACCTCCTGTTACGTTTACTATGATTGGTGTTCCGGCCATTACCGATTCTGCAGTCGCTAACCCAAATCCTTCGTTGGATGCTATGTTAATAGTAACATCTGCAATATTATATAAATAATTCAATTCAACTTCACTATATCTATTTGGTGCAAATATGATGTTTGCTTCAGGCATAAGATGTTCTGCGGTTCTTGGTAAATCTGTACCATGTTCTTCTACAGGATTAGTGTGCATTAATAAACAAACTTTGTCACGCTTTTCTTCTGGTAATGCTTTTCTAAATTCTTCAAATGCCAACATCACATCGATTGGTTGCTTTCTTCTAATATTTCTATTTGACCAATATAAAACGAAATCATATTCTTTATTACCAAATAAGGTTTTTTTAAAATCTTCAGGAACTTCTACGGGTTTGTAATCATCTGAATTGATACCATGTGGAACATAACTTACTTGCCAATCTGCAGGTTTATTCCAATGTTTTTCTTTATCCCATCCCCAAACTCTACGGGTAATACCATATGTTTGTTTTGAAATACATCCAATCCAATCACAACTTTCGTAGTAATCTCTATTGTATTTAGGGTCTGGCAAATCATCCCAAATGTGATAAAAGAATAGGGGAACTGATTGACGGATTTCATGCTCAATTTCATACAACCAAATCCAATATCTCGGGTCGGTGAAGTGTAAGATTGCATCTGGTTTTTCCATCATAAGTAACTGACGTATAACATCCGGATTGCCATATCCATCAAATGGGATAACCCTAACGGATGCATCTGCGACTCCCGTTCTGTTTCTTACATCTTCACTTAAATCTAAAATTTTTCCATTTTCAGGATGCTTAATAGCTGCACCCAATTGAATCCAATCGTATTTATCAACCGTTCCCAATACTAATTGTTTAGAAACGTTGGCTATACCACTAGCCATCCTCAAATCATCTGATAATAATAAAATTTTCTTTTTTGCCATAACTTATTTTAAATATATATTGGTTTTAACTAATTTTTCCATCACAATGTTTACCTAAAAATTCACACCAATCACATAGTTTTGATGGTTTTTTTGAATACTCTACATCGATACGATATTTACCATCAGTATCAAATACACTATCCACAAATTCCTTAAATCCATTCCATGCTTTATTAACCGAAGGTTTTCCATTTGCAGGTACGTGTCTACTTATTCTATGTGTCGGAATATCTTCTCTTATCTGCACCTTTCGTTTTAGTATAATAAATTCAACATCAATCATATCCATTGATATGTTTAACATTTCTGAATAAAACTTCTTATACAACAATATCTGTGCGTTTTTTACGGGATCCTTTTTTTGATAATCACTCCAACCTCTAGTTGAAGTTTTAAAGTCCATTATTTTATAACGATTGGTATAAGTATCTTTTGTAATCAAATCAATAAATCCCAAAAAGTTTACATTATCTGATATCTTGGTATTTATCGGTTGTTCAATCGCAACTAATTCATCATGTTTCAAAGAAAAAAACTTATTAAAGTTTTTAGATTTCTGAAACCAATCCAATAGAATGTTTCCATCTTCCAAAAACTCAACAAGTTCTTCCTTTGTACATATATCAACTTCACCATTATTAGATTCTTTCAAATACAATTGTCGCATTCTTTCTTTTAAGAAGTGCTTCAAATCCATACTCTTATCCGCCTGTGATTTGGAAATTCTCAAACATATTTTCAAATATTCCTGCAATGTTTCGTGCATTGCCGTTCCAAATACGGAATGTATATTGGATGTGGATTCCGATAATCCATCTATGTAAGATAATTTGTATTGTTGTGGACATGTGCTCCACATACTGTATTGTGAAAATGATACTCTTGCCATATATCTAATATAACTAAATTTTTTGAATTTATCAAATTTTTAATTTCAATTTAGTTATTTGTTTTTTATCAGTTCCGTATTTTTCACAAATATATTTTATGTGTTCTCTTCCTTCTCTACTAGCGTATAAAACTTCAATATAATCCATTGCTTCTTTTTGTGAACATTGAAATTCAATCTTAATCAAATCTACCAAAAACTCTTCGTATTTATCTGCGGATTTGCCCTTTATATATTTTAAAAAGTATTTTCCTTTAGGAATAACACTAATATATAATTTGTACATTTCCTTTGGTTCTAAAGTTTGTGTCAATGGAAGTAAAGTTGCAATAAGTTCTACCCATTCAGGTTTCATAGATAAGAATCTATTAATCATAAAATTACTCCATGATTTTAAATCCTCATCTGATAATCCATCGAAGTAAGATGGGTTTTGTTCTGCCGTTATTGCAGTAATATGGTCAAATATTTTTTTTGCAGCCACTATTCTGTTATTTTACTTTCTTTCAATTCATCTGGTAACATTTCATTCAATGCTTTACCACATTGTGTACATAAAAAAACTTGAATTGGAATTACACTATCTACAGGTCCTCCGGTTAATATTCGGGATACTTTTCTGAATCTCATACCATCCATAAATGTGTTATTCCCGCATTCGCAAGTCATTTCTCTTGCATCCGTTAATTTAAAATTTGGTGGTAATTGTGATCCACCCATCATATCTTGCTCTATCATTTAATAATATTTAAAATTTGAATAATTGTACTCATAAAAACTATCTCCTTATCTACTACCAATGCATCTTTGGATAACCCATCTGCGATTGTTAAGATTACATTTGCAGTATTTCCTGCGGCGTATTCATCCACTTTATCGTATAGCATTGAATACATTTCCGAATAATCATTTAGATGATTATCTGCAACTGCTTGTCTTATTTTAAGGAATAGGTTTCTTTTATCATCGTTTGATTTTAACAAATCAATCAATTTAGTTTGAAAGTTTGATTCTACCATTACCTTATGGTCTACTTTCAATTCACCTTTAGCGGATTGTAGTTGACAGGTATTTAATATTCTACGAATATCAGGGTAATATGAGTTGATGATATCAGCCACGTTCTTAATATCGTATTTAATCTTTTCCGTATCTAATATCTTCGATACTTGCACCGCCACATCTTTTTTAGTTGGAGGTGTGATTGCGAAGGATTGGCATCTACTTTGGATAGGGTCAATAATCTTCTCAATGTAGTTACACGTCAAAATGAATCTACAATGTTTACTGAATGTTTCCATTAAGTTACGAAGAATTGCTTGTGCGTTTGGGGTCATATAATCAAACTCATCTAATATGATTACTTTAAATCCTGCGAAACCCACCGATGATGCAAAGTTTTTTACCTTTGTTCTTACCGTATCCACATTGTTTTCATCCGATGCGTTGATAATCATACTATCACACTTAATAGTATTTACAATAAGTTTTGCAAGGGTAGTTTTACCCGTACCAGCTTTACCATAAAACAATAGATGTGGGATATCATTGGTATCCAAATACTGTTGGATTGTTTCTTTTACTTGCTCATTACCAACATAATCGGCAAGAGTTTGTGGGCGGTATTTCTCCACCCACAACGTATGTTCTCTTTTACTTATATCATTTGCGAAAAAACTCATATTATATTCCAGTTGAACCGAATCCGCCATTGCCTCTTTCGGTGTTAGTTAATTCTTCTGCTTCTACAAATTCGATTTGAGGATATGGTAGGATTACAATTTGTGCACCCCTATCACCAACTTCGTACATATGTGTACCTGTTTTTTTAAAGGTTGCCTGAAGTTCACCCCTATACCCACTATCAATTACACCCACCGAATTAGTTAAAAGCAAATCATATTTCCTTATGGATGACCTTGGAAAAATCAATCCTACAAAACCTTCTGGAATTTCAAGTGATATACCAAATCCATATGAAATATCTTCTTTGTTTTGATTAATAATTGATGTAATTACCAAATCCATACCGGCATCTCCGGCTTTTGCATAATTAGGAATTACTGCTTTCGGATGTAGTTTCTTGATTTTTATCGGCATTGACATTGTTTGATTCATTTTTTCTTTCTATTTTAGTTTCTTCTGAAATTTCCCTTGGAAAAATTCTAAATACCATTCCGTTTTGTTGAAATGTTAATGATTCGCCTGCAATTGGTTGTATTTGCAATACCAATGGAGACGGTTCTACATTTTCTGGTTGCCATCCAAAAACTATAGGTTCGTTGTTGAAAAATTGAAAACACCATTCAGAATCCTTTAATAATTCTTGTTTTGGCAATTCTACACTTCCGTTTGCTTGTGTTTCCTGTTGTGGAAACAATTCTAATTGTTCTGTCATTTTATTAATTTGAAATTTCTACTAAATAATATTTACATACAAAATCATCAATTTGGAATTCAACATTTGATAATCCATCAGTTGAAACTTTTAATTTTGCATTAGTTGCTTCTTTGTTTGCTGTCAAAATCTCTTTCAAATACTTTGATGAGAAGGAAATTGGTTTCACATCACCATCGAATCCTTTAATTGCAGTAAACGTAACTCTGTTTGTAGAGATAGAAGAATAACCAATTGCCATCTTCAAATCCCCACCTTCGGTAAAAATTGTGAATGTATCTACATCACTCAATGCACCTTTTGCTTTAATAAAGCGGTCTACCATTTGAGATGTCATATCAATTGTAATTCCGAAATCAGGCAACGCCTTCAAATCTGGAACCGGAGGGATAACACCCAAATCAGCCAACTGATACGATGTTTCCGTATCATCGGAACTTAATTTTAAGCTAACGGATTTATCTCCTGCTTTATCAACTTTCAATGCGATATCACTATCTAGTACACCAATCATATTTTTCAATAATGATGTTGTATAGATACCAACATTAAACGGTGTTGATGTAAATGCATTGAATTCGACTTCTCCCAATAGGGTTTTATCATCTGAAATAAATCTAACAGATAATTTTGTTCCTTCTGCATTCCATGCAACTGATTCGATTAATCCACCAAGTGAATACTTCTGAATAAATTTCAATAAATTGTTTTTGTTCATTTTGTTTTAAATTTTATGTTTGTTAAATATAAGAAATTTTTATTAAAAAGCAAAAAACTTTTTTGCTGTTTTTGTTTCATGTGATACTTTTTCCCAACCCAATGCGTTATAAAAGTCATCTAATTTATTCTCCAATTCTGCTTCGAAAATTTTATCTCTATCAATATAGGTTTCAACGAAATCCATAACTTCTTTTGGGTCATTATAATCTTTGAATGCTAATGTATCCAATCCTAGTGGGTTTGTTTTAAGATATACCCACTTAACTTTATCACCATCTCTAATTGGTTCGTGTTTATATGGACAGTTGAAGAACTTTAATAATCTATTGTATGCAATTCCGGCTTTAACGTGTGCAGGTGTTCCTTTCTCAAAATTTGCAATTGATGAACCCGTTTTCCAACTACCATCATCATACTTACTCAATTCTTTGATTGCTCCACCCTTTGCAATTAGATTTACAGGAAGTGTTGGTAAACTTTTCTTAAAGGTTAATAGAGTATCATCAATATATTCATTATCCTTACCCATTAGAATATCTTTCAACATTGTAGACATGAACTTCTGAAAT